TATCTTGCGGTTCAAGTCCCTCGTCAGTTGTTCGGTTTGTTTCTCCGATAGGAAATACTTTTGGTCGACTTGTTCCTCTAAGATGTCCGACAATGATAATGCGTTCTCGGTTTTGGGGGACTCCGTGATTCTTGCTGTTAAGCACTTGCCATTGGATGTCATACCCCAGCTCCGTAAGCGTAGCGAAGATGGTTTTGATAGTGTTTCCGTTGTCGTGGCTGAGAAGTCCTTTAACGTTTTCAAAGACGAATAGTCTAGGTTGTTTTGCTCGCAATATTCTCGCAAGGTCAAAGAACAGCGTTCCTCTGGTGTCGTCAAAGCCACCTCGTTTTCCAGCGATACTAAAAGCTTGACAAGGGAATCCTCCGACAAGGCAGTCGAAGTCAGGAAGCTCGTCTGCGTTAATTTTGGTGATGTCTCCATAGGCGCGATGTAATGAACGTCTAGGCAGTTGTGATGTTCCGACCTGATCGTCGGTGCTATTGGTGGGTTTATCTTGATTTTGTCGTATGCCATTGAATTGCCTTTCATATACTTTAGTTGCGTATTTGTCGATTTCGGAATAGCCAACACAAGTGGGTGGTTGTCCCCCATATTCTGTCGTAAGGTCGGACACCACTCCTGATATATCCTCAGCGAGCCGTCTTCTCTCCAATCGTGCGACTTCTGTATTATCGTAGGCATTCTGTATTCCAAGTTCAAATCCTCCTATTCCACTAAATGTACTAAAATACTTCATCCAATAAATACTTCCAACTCTTTTTTAATCTTTTCCCAGTTATCTTTGTGAACTACTTTCGCCCAGCTCCACTTGTTTAACTTAGCAATAGTTTCACGTTGTAACGCCTGGAACGGTGATTTAGCATCAGTTTTGACTTCAATAGCCAGCCAACAGCCCTCAATTAATCCTATTATATCGGGGCAGCCAACACTAACGCCAGCACCAGGCGTTGTGACTAGCACATAACAGCCCTTGCTTCGTAGCCATTTCGCTATATCAGATTGCAATTTGGATTCCTTTTTCACAGCTCACCTCTAGTCGTTTTACACATCACCCAACGATCCTCCCATTTAGTTATACATTTATCACATAATAGCACAGGGTATTTATTGTCCACCAGCCAACCCCAACCTTTTGGTAATTCATCATAACCGAAATCTGTTTGTTCACAGGCATAACAATTCGCCTCGTAGTTGTTATCTAGCACCTGCTGAACGTGACCCAATTTACTTTCAACCAATCGTAATTGCTCCTTCAGTGTTTTCTTGAACTGTAGCAAATCTTCATATTTCATATCCATTAGTTTACCCATTAGAACATATACCCTCCGGTGTGTTCGCGTCCATAGCTGTTGCCTTTGCCGAAGCCATACAGGCCTGAGCTAACGTGCGCGTGTGTGATTATATTACCTGAGTAAGGTTTGACCCCATCTATGTCCCTAGAAGCCTGTGCCATATAACACAGCGCATCCACAACGTCTATATATCCGCCCTTATGTGATGGGCGACTGCTCCACGTTTGTTTGGAGTCACTCCACTCGTATTCCATACCACGCAGACATTCGATTAATCGGTCTTGGCGGTTGTCAATGAACAGACGTTTGAACTCGGTGCGTAGGAAGTTGACCTTATCAGTCACAGTGTTGACTCGTTTCAGCACCTTGTAGTTTTTGACACCCAGCTTGCGTAGTTCATCGGTATAGGTTTCGTTCTTTGCGCCCTTGTGATAGGCGGCATCGAATGGTAGGAAATGCTGTTGGACTGGGAACTTACGTTTAGCTATCTCTTGAACGAAGTATTCCACACCACCGGCAGCACGACTGGTTTCAATTAGGTCGATAACCTTGATATCCTGGTTCTTATCTATCTGGAAGAATATGATGGCCGTGTGGTCGGCGTTACCGATGTCCCAGGCGGTGTAAACTGGCAGTTCCTTGTCGTATGGCAGTCGCTTGAAATGCCCCTTGTTAATCATAATGTTGGTCAGCTCGCCAAATACGCTACCAGAGTTAGGCGAAATCCAGCTACACATATACTCTTGTTGGAAAAATGCCTCATTACCATAGAAGTCGATGCTGTCTTGGCGTAACACCTTCAGTTCTTCAGCTGTGAATGTGCCAGTCTGTGATGCGTTGATATTATGGGTGTACCAGATATCACTTTTAGTTGCGCTGTCATATAATTTCTTGAAGTGGTTATCACCGCGAGGCGTTCCGGTGACAATCAACCAACCCTTGTTAGTCGCTAGAATCGGTGTCAGCACCTGGATAGTCGTAGGATCAAGCGTTGCATACTCGTCTAGGATGATGCCGTATGGGTTAGCACCACGAAGGCTGTCTGGATTCGAGCCGAGCATCAAGCGAATTGTGCTACCATTTTTCAGTGTGATACGGAAATCGCCCTGTTCAATACTGGCGACTATCTCTTTAGGAACGTAATCAGTAAAATTCATACCATCTTGGTCGATGGCTTCCCAGATTGACTCTTTCAACTGCTTTTCACTATTGAACACATACAAGTAGTTGGCTTTTTTCTTGATGGCTTCACGAATCATTAGTCGCCAGTGCAACCAGGTCTTGCCCGAACGACGGGTTTGAACGATACAAAAGCGCTTGATGCCTTTATCGAAGGCTTCTAGGATTGGTAGCTGATAGTCACGGGGCAACATATCCAACCCAAGCTGGACTATACCATCGGCTATCATTGTCAGTTTTTCGCCCATCTTGACAGTTCGAATCTCAATCGGAGCTGTGATAACTTCAATTTCCCTAGTCAGTTTGCCATCCAGTCGGTCTAGGATAGTGTGACAGGCGCGGACATTGCCATCGTACATTGCCTTAAATAACTGAGCTGCGATTGTGGCCGCCCAAGAGGTGTCCTGATTTTTGATAACCGATGCAGCAGTTTCTGATGGCGTGTCGGCCATTATTCGAATCTTCTGAACTACACTGCGAACAGTTTTATCGTCATACTTTATTAATTCGTTACTTACCATAGTCCACGACCTCCACTACTATAGGTTTGATTGCTACCCTATCACTAATCAACCCATCAATACGATTAACTACAATATCAACTGCCTTGATATCACCACCACCGGCTGTTTGCATCAGTCCTAGTACACCACGTTGCAAACAGGTCAAGCCACCATCTTTAATCATCTGACGCGTTTCGCGCTTGCTGAGGTTGATGTGGTCGAGCATTATTTCAGTGGGACTGGTCATAATGTTTTTTTGCTTCCTCTGGGTATTTATCCATAAATAGCTTCATTTTTTCAATTTGCCGGAGTCGTGTTTTATTGGCGTAATACTGTCTTTGATATTCTTTTCGATTTGGCTTTTTCATATCTATACCGATTATACCTTAAATAAATCTAACGCGTCTTGCGTTGTTTCGTCATCGTTAACCGTTTCTGAATCGTCTTTATAACATATTCCGGCTCTGAGTACAACATCAGCTATTGTATATTCTTCAAGTAAATAAATTTTACCGCCATTATTATCATTTTTACGTTTGAATGAGTGTTTCATTACAGCATTTCTGAAATTTCTTGTGCCAAGCTCAGTATAACCGTTTTGATTACACCAGTATTTATATTCACCTTCTAATAAGATGAAATCTTTGAACCCAACCAACCCTTCTTTCATAACTTCTTCGATATATGTTTTGGCTGAATTTCGTAATACCTCGTACTCATCAATTTGTTTCTGGGTTGATTCGCTGTTATGACTTACCCAATTTTCCTTTTTACCCTTCTGACAATACAGTAGTATTTCACCTAGCATATCAGATAAGAATTCATCATTTTCAAGTAGATCATCCCTGAATTTACGGTTTTCCTTGAATTTATTATGAAATGGGATAATTCTAGCACGGCGAATAATAGCATCAGATTTATCCCTGAATGTTGGTATATTATTTACACAAAATATATGCAATGGGTTGGTATCTATCGGAATCGAGCTGTTAGTGTGCATCCGGTGGACTGACCAGCGTTCGTGCGACCCGATAGACTTGTATGTTTGGCTATCCTCGATAATAATGTTGTCGGCGTTTTCACCACATAAGTTGGCAAGCGTGCCGTTGATGAGTGGCGCGTCACGTTGGTCGGTTAGTCGCTCTAGGTTAATGCTGGCGATGTGATTGCCAATGATTTTATCGATAACATCTATTAGAACTGATTTGCCATTGCGACCATCACCGAAAAAAAAGCCAACCATATCTGGTTTTCGGAAGCTGAACATCACTGATAAAGTGATAAATATATCGTCATAAACACCTTTATCGTCACAAGCTAAATCTTTGACGAATTGATTTTTTCTTAGTTTAACTCTCATATTCGGCACGACAGAACTCCGGAAGAAGGTTTTACTGATTGGTTCAGCCACAAAATCACATTTGTCCATATCCCAGACGCGACCACCGAATGATATCAGTTTAGATGGCTTCGGCAATACATTATGACCTCGCATAAAGTAATGTTCGAGGTCGTGAACGTGCGCCTGTGGTATGCCAGCACCGAATCTGATGTAACAAAGTTGGCTAAATTCTACTTCACTTATTACTTTCCATAGCCCATTGGCTTCAACATAGGTCTGTCCGTAATAATTGCAGATATTAAACATATCAGCTAGATGCCAAACTGCATCCGCTTTCTTGGGTTTTTTGTCGCCTTTATATAAATCGACCTGTGTTTCCGGTGTATCAGCCATTGTTCCCCTATTATGCTCCAAGTTGATATTTTTGTATACTGTAAAATTTACTTATTCGATTATCTTATTGTTCTTATCCTTATTTTAAGTTTTTCATCTTTTAATGTGCTGTTATATTCGTATGATATATTAAATTGTTCTAGTTTTGAAATTTTCGTCATAGTAATTATTATACTCCATTCACATTATCAATATATTATTGCCCATCCCATCGACTTTTTCGAACTGGTCATTCCACAGCTTGCTATTGAAGTCCTCTTTGTTTTTCAGGCACTTATACACATCCTTTTCAATCGATTTGTCGGCTTGTAAATGATAAAAGGTGCATAACTTGGTCTGACCACGCCTAGATATACGTCCACGCGCCTGTATGTAATCAGAATAGCTGTAGGTCGGTGTGTAAAACACAGCGTGATTGGCGTATTGCAGGTTCAAGCCAACACCACCGGCTTGATAGTTCACAGCAATCACGGCGTTACTAACATTAGGTATTTCAGCCTCATCTGGCAGGTTTTTGACCTTGCCATCAACTCGGTAAATAGTTTTCCCCAGTTTGGTCGCAATCTGCCGTACATCCTCCAATGCTGAAGTATAACTGGCGAACACCACCACATTATCCTCGGTGCTGTCCAAGAAGTTTTCCAACCAGTCGCGCCTAACCTTGGTGCTACAGGCACATTGGCGACAGAAATGACTGAGCTGTGATGCGTTTTCTAGTAGGTAGCGTTCACCATTTAATTCACCAACACGGGTGCGCTTGGCGTAGAGTTCAGCGTTCACGACTGGGAAGTTCACCCAGATGTCGTGTTCTTTGGTAAATATAATTGGCGGTTTGGTGTCAGCGATTTCACGCCACCACTCGTTCAGCTCGTCAGTATTTTGATAACCCACTATTTCTGGAAATCCGCGCCAAGTTGTAACTTTGACATAGCGACTAAAAAAATCAGTCTTATGTTTGATAAATCCAGTCATCTTGGCATAGTTGCAGAAATCAACATAGCCATTAGGTGCTGGCGATCCAGACAATAGATAGACATCAGCATTTGGATTATCACGAACTAACTTAAATGCGCCCAATCCCTGTTGGCTTTGGCTATTTTTAACCTTGTGTGCCTCGTCAATGATAATCGCAACACCTCGCCCGCCATCTGGTAATATGTGTGGCAAATTCTCATTACCGTATTGTTGTAGTCTGTGGTAGGTATGGACTTCCATCGGTAGTGTGCAGCCCCATTTCTCGGCCTCTACCTCCCAATGGCGCATCGTTCGCAACACTGATGGTGCGAATATTATAATCTGCTTATTGCCGGCAGCTGTCGCCCGGTCTAGTGCCTCTTTGGTCTTGCCCGTCCCGATACCCCAACTTAATATTGTAAAACTCATTTAATCGTCCAGCCTTTCTAATTGTTGTTGTTGTTCTTCGGCTAACCACTGTTCTTTTTCCAGTAGTTCCGGATCTTCGTTCACAAAATCATTTTGAAAAACTGTTTCCATTACACAAGTACAGTCGTTTATAGGTTTACCACATAATTCACATTTGCGCATTTTTCTTATCCTTCCACCATTGTTTAGTTATTATTCGTTTATCACCCTTAACATATCTGGTGGACTTACCACTCTCGCAGTTGTGGTAAGTCCCGTTTTCCAGCGTGTGTTCCTTCATAATTTGTTTGTAGGTATTACTAGTGCCGTCTTTTCTATTGATCATAAACTCTTTGTAAAACTCAGCACTATTGCTATAACCGTGTTTCATAATAGCGTGCGAGCCTAACCGTGCGTATAATTTTTTACAGATAGGACACTTAACAAGGTCATCACCATAATCAGCTATTCGTTTTCGGTCATAAAAGTTCATCTAATAAATCAACTTACTGACTACATCATATTCGGCTTTGGTTATTTCCTTGTGGGTTCTAACCTTAAACTCTCGGTAGTCAAACTCAACCCACGATTTAGCCTCTTTTTCCTGTAAAGCAATCGCTTGTTTTTCGCTTTTTGCCTCAACCGGTGATTGGCTAAAATACTCATATCCACCGTCATAAATTGTTGTGTCAATTATAAAGTATTTCATTACCTAACAGTCCTTTCTAAAATCTACGTCCCACATTTCAGATATAAACCCTAATGTAAAACTTTTTTTGGTAACATTGTCCCACTCGTTTAGTGCATAACCATAAAACTTTTCAATTATCTCTTTACGAGTGTATGGTTCGTCCCAACTTGATAATGGGGCGTTTTGGTGGCATATAATATGATATTTCATCTTATTTAACCTCACTTTCTTTATTTAATTCTTCACAACTCATTAACATATCCAGTGCCTCGCTGTAATTACCAGTAATAGTATCGCCTATACAATAACTTGTATTATCGTCATTAGCTACCACCTCAAACCAGTTATTCATATCCACATTGTAATTAGGATCACCATACATACGCTGTATATCCTCATCACCTTTAATTTCACCAAACTCATCACGACTTTTGCCGTCATACATACCCAAATACTCGCCGGTGTCAGTGGCGTTGCGGTATATCCGTATATCACCAGTGGCGTATAGCGTAAAGTGTTCACTCGTAGCGATAGCACCGTCATACCATAAGCTATCAGTGTGTGTATCATCTATTTTAAGCTGTAATATATCAATTAACATTTTCAACCTCCAAACATTTAGTTATTGTATAACCGCCGGTATCGTAATTATCAGGATCGGCGTTGCCGTTCAAGACAATTTCCCGTGCCTCATCTTCACTTTTTGCCTCAACAGAATACTTTTCATAAGTATCATATTCAACATATATTTCATAAATCTTTTTCATATACCAACTCCTTTAATAATTCTGTTGCTTTATTCACTATTTCATCATCATAAATTGTTCGTTCTATAATGTTATAGCCCTGTTGTAATAATTCCACCAAATTATTATCTGTATCTATTGTTATTGTTCTTTTAACCATACTAATTTCCTTTCTTCGTTATATAAATTATTTCTTCTGCGCTTGTTTCTTCAACTAGTGTGTCATATTCTTCAGACCACAATTTATCTGTTGCCTCATCTTCACTATCGGCTGTAACAGTGTAATATGTTGTTGTAGTATATGTTGTTTCAATTTCATACATTGCCAAAACTCCTTTCAGTTGTTTTAACTAACTCTAAATTGTCATCAAAATAGTAGCGTAATCTAATGCCCGCCCAATAACCTTGGCGCTTGATCGTTTCAGTTATCAGCTTGTAATCACTCTTGCCGTTGCCAGTGCTAAAAAACATATCGCCATTGTCCTCTAATGTATCTGTAAATATAATAAGTCGTAGTTTATCTTGGTTATTCATACACTACCTCACATTTTGCCCCGCCTATGGTATCTTTAACAAAATCATCAACAGCTTCGTCGCCATAAAACCCACCACAACTATCTATATCAATGCCGGTATCTGTTTTAATATCAACACACCAAACATTGCCGTTTAACCAATAGTTATACTCTGTAATATCCCCTAGTGCATATTTTTTGCGCTGTTTATAAGTGGTATCTTTAATATAATCGTCATCAAATACAATAAAACCACATTGACGGCTAGTGTCCCACCTACATTGCATGCCTTTGCCGTGTAATGAATAACTGACCCCGCCGTGTTCGTATCTATCTAACCAAAAACGTTTGCCGCTTATTATTTCATCTTGATGTTCTTTTAATAACTTGCCGTTATCATCAACATAATCATCTACGCTTATGCTATCGCCGTAGTGCCTACCAAAAATTTCAATGGTAAAATTGCCCCACTCCGTCGGACTATCCGCCCATTGATCAGGTGTTGCCGTAGCTATATACTTACGTG